GAAATGATCGATCCAATCACAGCTCTGGCGGGGATACAAAGCGCCATCAGCATGGTCAAGAAGGCAGCAAAGGTTGCCAATGACTTAGGCTCACTTGCCCCAATGATCGGCAAGATGTTTGACGCCAAGTCTGTGGCCACCAAAGCCATGCTTCAAGCCAAACAGTCTGGCAAAGGCTCAAACATGGGAACGGCCCTCCAGATCGAGATGGCACTGGAGCAGGCCAGAGCATTTGAGGAAGAGTTAAAGCTGCTCTTTATGACTACTGGCAAGGTGGACATATGGCAGAAGATCAAAGCCAGGCAGGCCGAGATGGACTTGGCAGATGCCAAAGAACTAAGCGCTTTAAAGAAGGCAGAAAAAGAAGCCAAAGCCAAAGAAGATGAGATGAATGAAATTGCCATGATCATTGGCGGTGTGGCTTTTGTATTGTTCTTGGTGTTTATCGGGGTAAATGAGTTGATGGAATTCTGTGCCACAACAAGAAGGTGCGGTCGGTGAATGAGTACCAGAAGACCTTTGACCTATGCCTCAAGATATTCGTTTACGGGTGTGTGGCTTTATGGTTTCTTGGGCTGCTCAAATTTTTGCCGGATGACTTGTCGGACCGGATCGTTAATTTACTGCTGGGTAGAATAGGATTAGGCAAATGAGATATTTATTGCTTCTTTTACTGCTGACTGGCTGCGAAGAAAATTATCGCTACAAGTGCCAGAATCCTGACAATTTTCACGCAACTGAGTGCCAAAAGCCTAGATGCCTTTTCACTCAGACTTGCCCAGAATACTTGGTAGCACCAATCTTGGAGAAAAAAGTTGACGAAGTTAAACCTAACAACTGAAGAGATCGAGGTCAGGGTCTGGAGCATTGTGGTGCTTGCTGTCACCCTGATTCTTTTCTTTATCGTCATTGCTCTTTTGTACTCAGTGACCTTTGTCACCCAGCCAATCAAATCAATGGCCCCCATTGACCAGGCATATACAAAGATGCTGAACGATATCGTTCTATTGATTGTTGGCGGCATTGGCGGTGTTATTGGTAAACGGGCAATGACTTCTAGGCAGTCACCACCACCCATGGGCCAGCAGCCGATGTGCCAGCCCATGCAAGGCGGCTACGGCCAGTATGGCTACAGCAACAATCATGGGTTTAACGCCACCACCAATGGCATCCCAAACCAACCATTTGGCGCTATGCCCAAGTGGACCAACCCAGAGCTAGATGAGTCTTGGACTCCTGGTCCACCACCAGACACGCCACCAGACCATCTTGAGGATGACCATGAGCGCGAACAGCTGGCGCAAGCCAGACAGGAGTCAGAATAATGTTTGGCATCCCATTACCCTATATCGCCCTGGCAATCGGCATTGCCTTGTTTGGCTCTTACCGAGGTGGCTATCATTATGGGTGGTCAGATCGTGACGCTGAAATGCAGATTGCCATTGCCAAAAAGAATGATGAAGCCAGAGCCAAAGAGGCAGAGCTTGGCACTAAGTTGATTGACCAAGAAACAAAACTCAGAAAGGCCCAAGATGATGTCAAGAAAAAACAGTCTGCTATGCATGAGCTTGCTAGGACTGGCCGGCTGCGCCTCCCAACCGCAAGTTGTCCACAAGCCAGTCCAAGTGCCACCATTGCCACTGGAAATCCACAACCCAGCCAGCCCGATGAAAGCGAACTTGAGCGACAGACTATTGCAACTCTTATCGACATCGCAGCCGAAGGAGACAAAGCCATTACCAAGCTCAACGCCTGCGTCAGCGCCTACGAAGAAGTAAGGAGAATCGTCAATGGTCAATAGTCAGCAGCTCCAGCAACTGCACATTGGCCCAGAGTGGGTCGATGCGCTTAATGAGACTTTCCAGCGCTTTGACATTTCCACGCCCCTGCGCCAGGCTGCCTTTATTGGCCAGTGTGGCCATGAGTGCGGAAACTTCAGAATCTTGGAAGAGAACTTGAATTACAGGGCAGAGGCTTTGCAGAAGTTATGGCCTAAAAGGTTTGATGCTGCCAAGGCACAGATGTGCGCTAGAAACCCTAAGTTGATTGCCAATACTGTTTACAGCAATAGGATGGGAAATAGAGATGAAGCGTCTGGAGATGGGTATCGTTTTCGTGGCCGTGGTTGCATTCAGCTTACTGGTCATGCCAATTATTTTCACGCTGGCCAATCATGCGGTGTTGACTTTGTTATGCAGCCTGAGTTGGTTGCTACACCCCATTATGCCGCTATGACAGCGGGATGGTTTTGGAATACCCACAAGCTCAACCAGTATGCGGATAGCCAAGACTACCGGACTTTGACCAAGAAGATCAATGGCGGCTTTATTGGCCTAGATGATCGGATCAAACACATCAACCATGCACTGTCTGTCCTGACATAATTAGCCATGGCCAACGTCAAGCAACAACTCGAAGTCCCCTCAATCCCAAGCCTTGGCTTTGCGCCAGAGGCTTATGAGAAGCGCTACTTTGCTGAAAACAATGGTGCGCTAAACGGGTACTTTAGAAAACTGATCAGCGTTTTGGGCGCTTTGTTTGGTCCAAGGGGCGGCAAGTTTTTGAACACCCCCCATGGGGCTTTTCACGATTCGACTGACCAGGCAGCGGCAAGCACCACTGCTGCCACTGCTGTGACGTTTAACACGACAGACATCTCTAACGGGGTCACGCTGTCAAACAGCTCAAGGCTCAATGTCGCAGACTCTGGTGTCTTTAACATCCAGTTTTCAATTCAACTTAAAAACACCACCAACGACAGCCATGATGTGGACATCTGGTTTCGCAAGAATGGCACAAACGTAGACAACTCAAACAGCCGGTATCACCCCCCTGCAAGAAAAAGCACGGGTGATCCAAGCCACATGATTGCGGCCTTGAACTTTTTTATTGAATTGGATGCAGGCGACTACGTTGAAATAATGTACAAAGTTGACAATGTAAGTGTGACTTTGGAGCATTTTGCTGCCGGCTCCAGCCCCACACGGCCAGCAGTGCCATCAGCCATTGCCACTGTGTCTTTTGTCTCAAATCTACCTACAATTTAGCCATGTACATACCCATCAAATTACCTCCAGGTGTTTACCGAAATGGCACTGAGTATCAGTCTGCTGGCCGGTGGAACGATGCCAACCTTGTGCGCTGGTATGAAAACACATTAAGACCAGTCAATGGCTGGCGCAGTAAATCGGCATCAACTGTGACGGGCGCTTGCAGGGCAATCATCACTTGGCGCGATAACGCTGCCGACTCTTACATTGGTCTTGGTACTCACTCCAAGCTATTTGCAATGGATGTGCTGGGTGTTTTGAAAGACATCACGCCCACTGGATTTACAACTGGTTTTATCGATGCCACCAGCAGCACAGGCTACGGCAAAAACCTCTACGGCAGTTTTGCCTATGGCGTGCCACGGCCAGATACTGGATCGGCAGACATAGCCACCACTTGGTCACTTGATACATGGGGCGAGTATTTGGTGGCCTGCTCAAACTACGATGGCAAGATTTACGAGTGGCAGCTAGGCTTTGCTACACCCACATTGGCTGCTGTGATTACCAACGCGCCAACCAGCAACACTGCCATCTTGGTGACTGCCGAGAGGTTTCTCTTTGCACTTGGCGCGGGTGGCAACCCAAGAAAAGTGCAGTGGTGCGATCAGGAGGACAATACCCTTTGGACACCAGCAGGCGACAACCAAGCAGGCGACTATGAGCTGACAACCTCTGGCAGCTTGTTGGCCGGCAAACGTGTCAAGGGCATCAATCTATTGTTTACAGATGTAGATGTGCATACAGCGCAATATGTTGGCGCGCCATTCATTTATGGCTTTGAGAAGGCGGGAAGCGGCTGCGGCCTGATCTCGGCCCAGGCTGTGGCGGCCATTGACACTGCTGCCATTTGGATGAGCAAGTCTGGCTTCTTTATCTATGACGGCTATGTCAAGCCACTGCCTTGTGATGTCTCAGACTTTGTTTTTAGCGACATCAACTTTGACCAGAGGTCAAAAATTTCAGCTGTCCATAACAGTAAATTTGGCGAAATATGGTGGTTTTACCCAAGCAATGCAGGCACTGAGAATGACTCTTATGTCACTTTCAACTACCGCGAGAATCACTGGAACATTGGCTCACTGGTGCGCCTATGTGGCACTGATGCTGGTGTTTTCACCCTGCCTTTGATGGTGGATGATGGCGGTGAGGTCTATGAGCATGAGGTCGGCTTTAACTACGATGGTGCGACACTCTTTGCCGAGTCTGGACCCATTCAAATTGGCAATGGCGACAATGTGATGAAAATTAGAGAAGTCGTGCCAGACGAGCAATCATTGGGCCAAGCGGTGGTGTCATTCAAAACCCGTCTTTATCCCACAGGCGCTGAGTCTACATTTGGACCATTTACGGCAGCCAACCCAACTTCTGTCAGGTTTTCTGGCCGCCAGGTCAACATGGTGGTGACTGGTGCAGCGTTAGCCGACTGGCGCATTGGGGTCATTCGACTTGATGCTGTGGCCAGCGGCAAGAGATGAGCGACCAAGAACATTTGGAGAGGCTGCGCCATCATGTGGAGGCTGCCTTAGAATACAGTGGAGGCACACACAATTTTGACGATGTCGCTGAGATGGTCGAGGATCACAGATTACAGCTGTGGCCGGCCAAGGACTCGGTGGTATTGACGGAGATCATTGTCTACCCGCAGCTGAAGAATTTGCATTATTTTCTGGCTGGTGGCGACCTAGATGAACTCTCACGGATGCGACCATTGATCGAATCCTGGGGCAAGTCTGTTGGCTGCACCAGAGTGACTCTGGCAGGCCGAAGAGGCTGGTCAGAGACTTTTTTGAAAGACGAAGGGTACAAACCAAAATGGGCTGTACTTGCAAAGGAACTTTAGGGGAAGACTATGGCTACAAAGACCGAACAATTGCTTGCATATTTGCAAACACCAGGCTTGTCAGATGCGGCAATTGCCAATGAAATAAACCGCATTGGAATTTCAGCACAAGAGGTTTCTGCTTTGACGGGTGTGCCAGCGGCCACTGTGCAGCAGCGCATTACGGCTGCAACACCAGTCGCAACGACAACTCGGCCAACCTTTGCCACGCAAGCAGAAACTGGTCTTTATGACTACTTGCAAACGCCTAATTTAACTGATGCACAGATTGCTGCTGAAGTAATTCGTCTGGGCCTTAATGCCCAGCAGATTTCAAGCATGACGGGTGTGCCAGTGGGCCAAGTGCAGTCAAGGCTTTCCCCATATTTGCCAAAGACTGTGGTTAACACAACAAACACCACAAACACAGCTACAAACACAGCTGCAAATACAGCTGCAAATACAGCAGCAAACAATTACGACTTATTTGCCAACTGGCTCAAGACAACGCCAAATTTGACTGACACGCAAATTGCTGCCGAGATGAATCGTCTTGGTATCACAACGGGTCAAGTGGGTCAGATCACTGGGATGCCTGGCACAGACATTGAGAATCGTTTCAGAGCGACCACACCATTTGCTGGTGCAACCCAAGGCTTTGCCCAGAACTTCAACAACTATCAATCCATTCCAATTGGCTCTCAGTACAACCCATTTGCAGTGGGTGGCAGTGGTTCGCCCTATGGCCAGATCATGGGCCAGATGAGACCAGTCGGCAATCCTTATCAGAATGTTGTCGGAAATCTGCCAATGGGTGGCTATAACCCTGGTCTGTATGACCAGATCGCAGCGGCCAATGCGGCAAGAGCTGCGGCTGCTGCAACAGCGGCTGCCACAGCTGCTGGTGTAGACCTCTCTGGTAGTGGCGGTAGTGATAGTGGTGGCGGTGGCGGTGGCGGTGGCGGTGGTGGAACTGGTGCAGGCGCTGGAACTGGAAACGCCATGGCCAAAGGTGGTTATGTTCATGGCGGTCTAATGTTTGGACCAAATCCAGAAGGCCCAGATGATGGCGCTGTCAATCTTGATATTGGTGAATATGTGATCAAGAAGTCTTCAGTCAACAAGTATGGCCGTGGACTCTTGGACATGATCAACGAAGGCAAAGTGCCTGCCAAGAAAATGAAATCTTTACTCGGATAAGGTGGCAATATGTCAAAAGGTGGAACAACAACCTCAACAAGCTCCATTGATCCACAGATCAAAGAAGCATTCTTGGCCAACTTTCAGCAGGCCCAAGGGGTCGCTGGTGCATTGCCGGTCCAGCAGTTTGCCGGCTACAACCCTTTGTATCAGGCAGGCGAGGAAGCTCTGGTCAACACCGCCCTTGCTGGCCCAGGCATATCTGGCACAGACTTGGCCGCGCAAATGGCTGCGTATGGCGGTGTCTATCAGCCTGGTCAGATTACAGCGCAGCAGACCAACTTGAGCATGGGTCAAGGACCAGGCTCAATTGGCTCATACATGAATCCATATACAAGCATGGTGCGTGAGAACGCATTGGGCGATTTGGAGTCTGCAAGACGCGCTGCTATTCAGCAAACTGGTGAGCGCGCCACGGCTGCCCGTGCGTTTGGTGGATCACGCCAAGGTGTGGCCGAGGCTTTGACTAACCAAGGGTTTGCCAAGCAGGCTGCCAACCTTGGGACAACATTAAACGAGCAGGCATTCAATCAGGCCATGGCTATGCAGCAGGCTGATATTGCTCGAAGATCAGCAGCCGACATTGCCAATCAGCAAGCAGGCTTGCAAGGTGCGCAATTACGTGGAACTTCTGCGGCCCAGCTAGGCAATTTGGCTGCACAGCAACAAGCATTGCGTCTTGGTGGCGCTCAAGCGGTCATGGGCGCTGGTGGTGCGCGTCAGGCTTTGGACCAGCAGCAGATGGATGCGATCCGAAATATTGGCTTGCAGCGTTTGGGCATTGTTCAATCAAGTCTTGGCGCTCAACCGGCCAACCTTGGAATGCAGGCCACAACCCCATACACCCAGAATGTTGGTTCTAGCCTATTAGGCGGTGCATTGGCTGGATCGCAATTGGCTGGCGCTGCTGGCCTGACTGGCGGCACTGGCGCAGCTCTTGGTGCATTGCTCAGTCTGATCTAATATGCCAAACACCCCAACCCCAGAGCCACAACGCTACGCTGATGCGCAGCTGATGGCTTTGCTTGATCCCTCAAGCAAGCGTGACACCATCCTGATCACGCCTGGATCACCGATGCCATCTCGCATCCCTGATGGGTTGACAGTGGCTGAGACAAGTAGGGGCATTGTGATCACCAGTGACCCTGCAAAGGTCAGGATCATTGACCAAGGGTCTGAGAAAGATGTGGGCATGGCGCTCTTTGGCTATGCATACGATCAGGCCAAAGGCTTTGACAATGTGGCGGTGGCCATGGATCGAGCTGGAACTCCGGTGGCAGAACTGGCCATCAAGCCTGGTCAGGAAAGACGGGCCATGAGGGCTGCGTCTTTGCTTGCACCAGATACGGGATCAACTAACATGATGAGCAGAGGCGATGTGGTCAATACTCGCCTCAGAGGTTTATGGGATTAAGGTGGAAATATGGCTACTCAATTTGATT